TTAGTAGAGCGCCAGGTCACTAGCGTTGATCCATCTACACCAACTACTGCTGACTTCTCACCTAGAGCGTTCCTGATCGCTACTTCAATCTGCTCCTCTGCACCTTCAAGCTCTTTAATCTGACCCTTGATAACCTTGAGTTGCGCTACTGCTTGCTCCATCTGTTGCGTGGCGACTACTTGTTCCTCTGTGCTGGTTGGATAGATCAGCTTAGTTTGCTCAATAGTTTCCGCTTCAGGTAAGGTATTAGCCTTTACAAAGCCCCAATAGACTGCCATTTTCTGTATGAATTCATCCTTCTCAGCTTCACTAATATTGAATTCAAAGGTCTGAAACTCTTGACCACCAAATAACACAGCCAGGACAATGCGCTCTACGCCATGACACGCTGCTTCATGCACTAACTGGGCATAATCAGCAAGCGGGATCGTATTGGTATCAGGATCAAACTTAGACCTTGTGCCAGCGTTGTAGTTCTTAGCTTCTACTAGCGTCTTACCATCAGCACTAATAAAATCAAAGTGTGATCTAAACCAGTCCTGCTTGGGGTGAGTCATTGCATAGTCAGCCTCTTTAAGCTCAATGCGTAACTTCTCCTGGGCTAGTTTGCCAATGATCGGTTGCATCACATGACCCATCTGCACTACTTCTACTTGTGATAGATCAGGAATAGGCATCTTGCCTTGTTTAGTGAGGATTGCATCTACTGCTCTACCATTGGCAGCCTTACGACTATCACCACTCCACCAAGCGCTATTTCTTACTTCATCTGCAAAGTCTGCTTGATTGTTCATCATGCTCCCCTTGTTAATATATTGATTAATGCTATATAATGATTAATCTGCTTACGACAGAACTCAGATTGCTCCTTTGCATCTTTTAATTCATCAGATAGCTGGAACAGTTGATCGTCTTGCCTTGCAATCAGGTTCTCTAAGCGCTGTATTTCTTTATAAAGTTCAGAGGGATTCACTTTCTTTACTGCTGCTTTTCTTGTTGCCATGCTTATCTCCCAAAAGGAATGTTGGATAAATCGTCTAGATCATCAGCCGTATAAATCGGTGTGCGCTGTGGCTTATAGAACTTGCCATCCTTACCGCAACCAGTGATGTCTAAGGTTCGCTCAGTGTGAGCATTACGATACTCAGTCTTGCCTGTCACTAGGTCTAGGTAATTAGTCTTGAGGCATAAGCCTGTCAAGTCCTCGTAGTGAATACAATCAATGCAGAAATTCATGTTGGCACTCCTTCAGTTTAGGTCAATCGGATACGACAACTCTAATGTAAAGGATTAATAATCTTAATGCAATACACTATTTGTTAATGTGTTGTATTTAAATCATAGCTTGCATAATTTATTTTTCTATGGTGTAATTTTCGCATTGAGGACTGAAACACTCAGAACAGGGTTTTATAGATGGTTTTATGGGTTTAGGAAAGTATTGGCAAAGTATTTTCCCAAGCCGTTTCAGCATAAAGCTATCTATAAAGCCCTTTTTGTTTGCCTGTTCCCCATAACGGGGGCATTACCCACCCCTCCTAAACATTGAGATGATGGATAGGGATAAACATAGTGGCTAGTATCTGGGGGTCCTTTACAGGGCTGCACCCCTTTAGTTAAGCACTTAGATAAACGATAATCTCCGCTAAAAGCGTGAACCCCTATATGAATAGCGGGTTAGATGCTCGCTAACTTTTTCTCTTGCCTATGCGTATGCGCGACTGAATTTTTGATCGTGGTTTTTATGAGAATAACTAAAACTATCTCTCTCAAAAAGAGTTAAAACATAGGGAAAGTACAATGAAATATAAGAGAATGATTTAAACGCTCTATAAGCGCTTAAAAAAATAGGGGCTGTTATGCCCCTACTTAGTGGTAAACGATTGCTATAGCCCCAATAACAGCCAAATTAACGGTATCAGTGAGAATAAAGACAATACCAGTATGATCTTATCAATTACAGAATCTTTATAGTTCAAAATAGCCTCCCAGTTTTAACAGTTGATTGCCAGGCATTAAATGACAAGGGCTTAAACCCTTGTTTAGCTGCTAGGTAACAGTAAGCGCTGTATTTATCCCTGGCGCTCATGCTGTTAGCTCCTCTACATCTACAAAACCAATTGTAAAATCACTAGTATCAATTGGATCATTTAAAGAGACATCCCCGTCACTTATCCATTGAATTGCTTGTGCTGCGCTTTCTGCCTCTATTTCAATTTCATAATAATTTATTTGTGATGCTTGAATGATGTATTTTTTCATTTTGTCTACTCCAATTAGGTATTGATTGCGTAATTGCAATCCAGTAAACCCCTATTACTAAGGGCTTACTAGGTGCAACTAGGCTGCTGCCTGATTAGTCAGTGCATCTAAACCATTGATATAAGTAGCTGCTTTTTGTGCTAATGCTGCAGCATTGAAAATAGCTTTATTGTCATCTTTTAAACACTTGAGCCATGATCCGATGTAGTCAGCGTGACGCAAATCACCCTGGATACCGTGATCCTGACATAAAAATGCTGCTCCCATTTCTGCAACTAGTTCTTCAAAAGCATAAGCAGTATCAGCAAACCTCTTGCCCTTAGTGCGATCTAATCTATGTTTAGCTCCTGACCAGTGAGTGATCTCATGCAATACAGTTGCATAGTAATGATCTTCACTAATAAAAGTGTTTTTAGCTGGCATTGTGATGCTATCGTCACTAGGTCTATAAAATGCCTGGCTGCCATTGTGCTTAATGTTAGCTCCAGTTTTTAGGATACGATCTTCAAGAGCAGGAATAGGATTGAAATTAGGCAACACTGGTGCTGGCTGTTCGTAATCAATATCATCAACTTGTGAGATATTAAAAACATAGTAAGACTTCAGGCAGTGATACATTGAGCGCTCACTATCACCCGTGCTAGGGTTGATTGCATCCTTAACAATAGGGGAATAGAAAACAATCATTGTGCCCTTTTCACCTTTTTTAACATTGCCCCCTAATGCCTGCCATTGCTTGAATGATCCCCAATAGGGAGCAGCAAAACCACTCATGCCTAGGATTAAACGATTGATACCGTTATATCCTTTTTTGGTAACAATGTTTTGATCTTCATTACTGCCTGCTTTCCAGGGCTTGATCCAGGGAGCAGCACCCTTTTCTAGTTCTTCAATAATTCTATCGGTTACTTGTTGATATACCTTGTTTTCTATGCTCATCTTGATGCCTCTTTAGGTTAGGTTACGATCTCGTCAGTAGGTGCAAAACACCTAGACAGCCCTTAGGCTGTTTCGATCTGTTAGGCTGTTTCGTATAAAGAATGAATAATATTCATTACTTCATCACAATCTTTTCCTGATTCTTCATTTTTGTAACCAGCATCTGCAATGGTTTCATATAGTTCATTGCCATAAACTAAGTAAAAAGTAACTGATTTAGAATTATCGTAGACTGTTTGATAGTGCATAGAGCCTATATCGCATTGCGTAGCCCAGTCATATAATTCTGTTTTTGTATGCTTGCTGGAAACAATACGATCTTCACCATCTGTAACGGAAATCAACTTGTAACCCTTTGCTGTCATTTGCTTGTCAATTTGTTTTAATACTTTTAAGTATCTAAATGTCATTTTGTATGCCTCTTAGGTTAGGTTTTTACTTACTACAGTTTGATTGTAATGCTATTAATCTTATTAATACTACTAATGTTTAAACAAATATTTTAATTAAGATTGACAAATTGATAGCTTTTTTCTATAGTGATCCTATTAATACAATTAATATAATTGATAAATTGTTACTTTATAAAATAGGTATATAAGTAGATAGAGTGACTATTGGAAAAGTAGGAATAATGGCAACTTACACCGACCAAGGGTTTACCATGATACGGGTATGCTCATGGGCAGGGTTAAGTGATCGTCAGTCATTAGGTGTACTGATCAGGGTACGCTACTGATTAGGTAGTGAGTAGCATTGCACTAGCCCTGGTCTTTTGGTCATGGTCAGGAAAGCCAGCAGCGTAGAATTGTGCAAAACTTTGGCACTTCGAATGGGCAGAGGGAAGGGATTGTGCGTGCCCTATTCCGTTCTCCCCCCATAGAAAATTACAGTTTTTTGGTTACGGTGTTATCCGTCAAATTGACTGTTTGAATATCGCAGTACAAAACCCTACTCTTGATATTTTCTAAATTAAAGACATTAAAGGTGGTCCAAATAGGACCTGTAGCCACCCCTTCTA